TCATACTCGTATCCCGGAAACAGGTGATACTTTTCCATTTGCCCGCCTGCGGGCTGATAGGAGAAGGCGAGATCGAGGTCCGGATCGTCGTTGTTCAAAAATTTGACCTTGAGCATGGGTTTACCGAACTGATCCATGGTCGCGTCATTCTTGGCGCTTTTCTTGCGGTTGTCCTGGCGCTCAACAGTAGTGTCTTCGCTCATAAGCTGCTCCCTATGAAAAGGCCCGGCCTGTCACCGGGCCCGTTGCGGTTTTCTAGTTGCGGGCCGCAATGACGTAGAGCTCGTCACTGTCGCTCTGAAAAGCGGCGGGAATCTGCACACCGTGGAATCCAGAAAACGTCACGGGGTCTCCGCTGTCCACACTCGACTTGCTGATGACGGTCACGCCGTCAGTGGAGATGCTTGTCAGCCCACCCCCGCTTGCGTATTCAATGGCGTTGTCGTCGCCCATCCCCTCGCAGTATTCCAGCATGGTGACTTGTGTGCGATTGATGACCTTGACGTAGCTCGGGGTGAAGCCGAGATCCACGTCTATGTCGCTTCCGGTCCCGGTCACTGCCTTGGTTACAAAACCCATCATGTCTCTATCCTCCTCGGGGCGGCCCGTGTCAGACCGCCCCGGATTTAACGGTTACGCCTGGGAGACGTTATCAAGCTTCAGCATGAAGTTGTCGTTCAGGATGCGGGCGGTGAACGTCATCTTCCAGCCGGAAGTCGCCCTTTGCTCCAGGGCGTCCTCAGTCCCGCCGGACCCGAACGGCTTGACGATATTCCGGGCGCTTCCGCCCTCGATCTCGGTCACGCCGTAGGCGTTCTGCCCCACAATGGGAATCTTGTAGGGGTGGGTCAGGTCGCTGTCCTTGTAGCCCTGTGTGGAGAACAGGACACGGACCTGCTCGTAAGCGCCCCACTCCGCGTCCTGCACATCGTCCTGCCGGGGATACTCGCGGGTCGGAATCCACCCGGAGAGGCCCTTCCAGTCCTTCAAGAGCTCAGTATGGCTCATGGCCCAGAAAGCCTGGGACACGGGCTGCGTGCCCTGTCCGGTCCCGGCCTGGACCATGTTCGTGACCATGCGGGCGTCGTTATTCACCAGGGTCTGAATGGCGTTATCCACCACCGTGGTGGTCAGGGAGCCGGACACGTTGATAGCCGAGGCGGTGGCCGCGAGCACGTCCCGGCACAGGGCGTCTCGGGTCTTACCCATCTGCTCCCCGAGCATGTCGGAAAACTCGGTGAGGACCGGATCTTCCACGGTCAGGTCCACCCAATCGGTGACATGTAAGAAGTCCCCGTATTGGCGCACCTGTGCGGTCAGGTCTGTCTTGCTGGCCTGCTGGCCCGGAGGGGTCACACCCTCAGTCAGAGGGGTGGTCGCCGGAGTCAGCGAGGCATAGCGGCGGAACTTGATAGTATCGCCGCTCTTGCGGTTGATGTTTCTGGTCTGCGCCACCTTCTCGTGGATGAGGAAAGGCTGCGCCCTCTCCAGCAGATTCCTATCGTAAAACTGCTGCACCGCAGGATCGACCTGCGTGGTGGTTGTCAAATTCTGCGCGGGCATACTCTACCTCCGTGTAGTCCTTGCCCCGCCACTAGGTTCCGCGAAGGATCTGAGCGCGTCTGCGCTCAAACTCGTCCTTGCTCATGTTGGCGTAGTAGTCCGCCTTGCCGACACCGCCCGCTCCGGACACCTGCCCTGCGGTTCCGGGTTTTTGCAGGTTCCGCTGAATGCGCTGTGCGTCCTGCGGAGCCTGCTCGCCCTGGCCTTGCGGGGGCTGCTGCTGTCCCTGCGGAGCGTTCCCCATCTGTTGCGCCAAGGTGTAGGCGGTCAGATAGGGGTTATCGGAGTTGCGGATCGCGGTTTCCAGGTGCGGGGCCTGTTGTAATACGTTTGGCAACTGTTGAATGGCCTGATCGTAGTCCGGATACTGAGCCCTCACTTGGAGCTCTCGCGGGTCAGGCTGGCCGGGTTGTCCTTGCTGCGGACCCTGGGGCTGTTGTGGCTGTTGGGCCTGCTGTGCCTGCATCTGCTGCTGAAGCACGCGCTTCATGTCCGCCACAGTGACCACATCCTCATCGTCATAGTCGGACAAGAGGTTGTCCGGGCCTTGCTGCTGCCCTTGGCCCTGTTGCGGCTGCTGTGGCTGCTGCTGTCCTTGCTGCATATTGGCAAGCATGGCCTGCCACTGTGCTTCGCGCTGCTTGACCTCCTGCAGCTCCTGCCGGATGCTCTGCACCACGCTCAAAGGAACCTGCTGCTGTTCCCCTTCGCCTTGGCCCTGTTGCTCCCCTTCCTGCCCTTGTCCGGGCTGCTCACCCCCTTGGGATGCAGCCTCCTGACCCTGCTCTGCCTGTCCGGACTGCTCCTGGTTCCCGGCGGCGGAACCCTGCTCCTCTTCCCCCGTGCTGACGTTGCCGTAGGGATAGGAGGCGTCAATCTCCATCGTGTGCCATTCGTTCATGCGAAACCTCTCTGTTCGCCCGTTTCTCTGCTCGCCCGTCCGATCTCCTGTCAGCCTTCTGGACCCGGCTTCGGCCCGTGCAGACCCGGCGGCGGTCTGCAAAGTGTTTAACGCCCGCTTGAAAGCCCGTGGCCTCGGAGTCGGTCAAAGGCAGCGGCGGCCTGCCCTGTATCCCGAAAGATTAATTATTATAGATAAACTGCCCCATCTTCTGCCCGTCCACTCCGGCCTCTTTGCTGATGCTGTCCGGGTCAGTCACGCCGTAGGTCGGAATGTCGAGGGGCAGACACCATTGATGCTCGATTTTGCCCCGCTCATTGTCCACATAGACACAGATCGTGCCGAGTAAGGGAACGTCCGGGAGCCGGTCTTTATACATGGTAAAGACCTTGGTGTTGATCTGATTCCCGTTGAGCGGGTCCGGCTTGGCGAAAACCATAATGTAGTAGTTGGGGTCATTCTGCTTCTTGTCTACGATCTCCTGCACCTTCTCTTGAAGGTCGAGGGAGAGCTGATTGCGAAGCTCACCTATCTCCATGTAGCCCATAAAAGCCCTTATCGCTTGGTCATTGCCCGTTGACGCTTTTGCCCTTGTTGCCCCTGCTCAGACTGCATCTGAGACTGTTGCGGGCCTTGGAGGGACTGCACCACCTGTGCGAGCGTTTGCAGCTTCTCAGCGTCCATCTTGTCGATCTCAGCCATTGCCTTGGTCCGGTCGAGAACAGCCCCGGCCCGGTTCTCTTCGGCCTGCGTTCTGTTTTCCACAGCTTGCGCCGTGTCCTCGCGCATCTTGGCAAGCTCGGCCTGCATCCTGATCTGTTCCATGCGCTGCTGTATCTGCATCTGCTGTGCGGCCTGCTGCTCCTGCTGCTGAATAGTCTCTTGCAGATCCTCGCGGAGCTGGAGCGGGGCAACCTCCATGATCGCCGCCCACGGGATCGGCGCTCCCTGCTGCTTGAGAGCGATGCGCTCCTGGTAGGCCATCTGCTTCTGTGTGTCCGTCAGCGGGGCCTCGACCGCCGTCACGCTATATTTGCCGAAGTCACGGTCAAAAAACTCTTTCGCGGGCTGCTCCCCGAGCACCTTGCTAACCTTGTCCGGGGTGAAGGACTGCTGCATGACCTTGACCAGCTTGTTGCCGAGAATGCCCTTGCTGAACCGGTAATTGTCGAACCAATCCTGAAGCGTGGTCAGGCCCTGACTTTGCCGGAGCTTGGCGAGCATTCCCGGCATCTGCTGCTCTTTCTCGTCGGCCACTCCGAAAAGCTCATTGTTTGCTCCGGGGATTTCCTTGATGTCCTGATCAAGGATCTCCTGCATCTGGAAAAAGCCCTGCGGAATCTGCGCGGGCTGTATCGGCTGAAGCTGTCCCTTGGCGAGTGCGCCCGGATTCGTCCAGATCACCTTGCCCTGCCCGGCTTGGTAGAGGTCCTTTTCGTTGACCACGCTCCCGGTCTCGGCATACCAACCGGAGTTGATCTGCGAGTCCATGATATCCAGGATCTTAGACCGGCGCTTGTTGAGCTCTTTCTGCGGGTCGCGTATGTCCCGGATGATCCCGGAGAGCTTTTCCCCGAACTTGTCGTGTTCCGGAGACCAATCGCCCCATATCGGCACAAATGGGTAATCCCCAATCTCTAACGGGTCAGGCCCGTCATACATGACTTCGTTTTCAAGCAGGATGGCGAGCTTGACTGTTGGCCGGTAAATCTCCTGCGCGGTGATCCGATCGCCCATCTCCTGCCTGAGTAGATCAAGGCGCTCCTTATCCGCGTTTTTGGGCCACAGGCGCCACGCGCCGCTTTGCGTGTCGATGAGGATGGTTCGCTTTTCGCTGTCCCTGCGCCAATACTCGTCCCATCTCAGGCGTTCCTCACTCCCCTGCGCCTTACGAGAATAGTCGAACTTGAGATCCGACTGCACCGGCTTCATGCGCTCGATTTCCTTCGCCTTGGAGGGTAAGAGCATCTGCGCCTCACTCTTGCTCACCCACTCCCGGCGAAGGAGGTAGTTGCAATCGGAGAGGTCGCGCTTGGACAGGTTCGGATCAAAAAGAAATCGCGTGAACGGCACGTTGACGAGTTTAATATCGCCGCTCACCGGGTCTTCGCTGTGATCAACCGTCACCTCCACGAGATGAATGCCCGTTTTCAGCGTCTGCTCGAATGCATCGCTCATGACGTGGAAGCCGGAGCAGAGATTCATTGCGTGCAGGAGGAGCCCAGTGTATTGGCTCGCAGCCTTGGAGTCGGAATTTTCCAGGGGGTCGACGCGGAACCCGAGGCGGTTTTTGCGCTGGTAGCCCGTAATGAGCTTCACCACGCGCCTGATTTTATTCCAAGCCAGTGCCTCGCGCCGGTTCCATTGGAGATACTGCTTTTCCTGATCGCTCCACTGATCTGCGTGGTAAAACTTGAGGTCGCGCTTGGCCTCGGTGAGAAACGCATCCCACTCGCGGTATGCCTCTTGATACCGCTCGTTGTATTCGGCTTTGAGATCACGTTCTGTTGTCATATCTAGCTCGGGATCGGAGGAGCGTATTGCTCATACAGCCGGTCTGCGTGTGCTTGACTCATGTGTGTGCCAGGGGAGAACTGCTTGACCGCCATGCAGAGATACCGGAAAGCATCAGCCCCGTGGCTCGCCCAATCGTGAAGCGGGCGCGTCTTGAAAACATCGTGCTTCTCGTCGTATTCCTTGCGGTAGCTTCTAAGAGCGTCTACTCCGCGCTTACATCGCGTTTCATCGAACCAGCAGCGCGGGAAGGTGGAGCGAACAATCTCGATTCCATGCTCTACGTTATGGCGAGGGACCACGGTAAAGCGAATGCCGAGATCAAGGGCGCGGTTAAGTAGGGAAAGCCCTGTCCCGAGCTCTCGTTGCTCCACATCATGCGGAGCGAAATGATCCCCGTACACATAGTTTTTGTCCTGAAGCACCTTGGCGTAGTGCGCCATGCCCTCGCCGCTTTGCTCGTAGTAGTCGATCAGGTGAATCTCTCGCCCCACAAGCTGAAAGAACCAGATCGCGGTGGAGTCGCCTATCCCCAAATCCCAAGCCGTATGGACCTGTGCCTTCTCGATCGGAATGTGGGTGATTCGGCTCTCAGCCTCGGCTTCCTTGATCTCCTCCGCGTAAAACGCACCGTGAATCGCCCGCCTGCACTTGCCTTCCCAAATGTTGTCGTAGTCATCAGGGCGGTATTTCAGGCAGTATCGGCGCTCTTCCTCAAGCACGTCATTGAACCAGGGGTTGTCCCGCCAATTCATCTCGACGTTTACGCAGTTGTCGGGCTGATTGACGGTGAACCGCTGATGTGTCTCATCCGTCTCAAGATCCGGGTTGTAGCTGATCCAGATTTCAGAGCTTTCCTTGCGGATCGTGGGAATGAGAATGTCCCACGATCGTTTGGAAATGGTCTGCCCCTCCTCAACCCAACAAATATCGTAGCCCTCATAGCTCTTGATCTGATCCACGGTGAGTGTGGAAAGCCCGGTGAAGGTGAACTCCGTCCCGTTCAGACCACGAATCGAGGCATCGTAGACGGTGTAAAAGAACTCTAAGCCAAGGAGGTAAATCTGATCTTTGAGAAGTTGATGAACCGACTGCTTGATAGAGACCTGAACCTCACGAGCGCAGAGGACGCGGAGCCTTTGCTGCATCCCCTGAAGAAGAAGTGCCCGAGCGAACCCCCAGGACTTCCCGGACCCTCGCCCACCACGAGCCACTTTGTAGCGACACGGGGCAAACAGGAACTTGAGCTTGTCGGGAAACTCGGCGTGTATGTCCCGCTGCGTTTCACTCATGGCTCAACAAAATGGATTTTTATGCTTGCGTCGAGCGGCCCGCCATCCTTGCCGGTATGCTCCCGCCGCTCCACAAAGTCGGCCTCGGACTTCGCTAGGTTTTCAGACGCTTTGAGGCGGTTTCTCAT